CTTCAGGATCGTCCGATAAACTCAGTCGAGCAAAAAGAACTTTTTGTTTATCAAGAAGTTTTTCCATCATTGCAACATGAAATGATTTCTCCTCATTATTCATTGAAGGAAAATTAAAGACGTTACGATAAACATCTTCTTGTAGTTCACTAATTTCTGTCATCTCAGCACGGACAACATCAGAATCGAAAAAACTCATTTTACTTTAAAACAATTTCCTTTAAAACTTTTTTATAACGTGATACCTCAATATTTAGAAACGGAGAATACTTTTTCATTCTCATACTGACGGTTTCCCACACTGGGTCTTGTAGTTTCTTGTCCCAGTCTTTTCTAAATCCAAGAATTCTATCAAGAATTACCAGTGTTTCTATTGAGATGTTATCTTTTAGATACTCTTTAAGAATTTGTGGATGTGTAGAACCATCCATGGAGAACATAGAATCAAAATTACTATCAACAAAAATAGATCCCGTTTCTTCCTTAAACAAATAAGTTAGTGATTGGGTTCGCTTTTTCCATTCAGTATATCTACCCTCACCTTCGCGGATCATCTCTCCAATCCAAAGCTTACTTGGATCAGTGCAAGTGATAAAGTTAGATACAAAGAAGTCAATCATTTCCTGATCTGTCTTCTGCCTTGATACTTTCTCAAACCAAAATCTATCCTTCCTTTTATAGAAAGATTGTACGGTTGCACGACTCTTACCACAATACTTGTGATAGTCATACTTCTCTTTCGTGAAGTGGTTCTTCAGTGAAAGATATTGTTTGTAGGCATCAAACGGCATCATGAAAAAAGTAATAGGGTCAAATTTTTGCCGGATTTTTTTTCGGACAAAAATAGAATCAAATAGGCAATTTTGCTCTGGAACTTCTCTTCAAGAAGTTAAGTTCTAGTGCTTCACATTTTAACTTTTCTTTGAGTGGTTTGGATATCAGTTTGGGAACTGATTCCACATCAATACTATTGTTATCACAGAAGTGAACAACAGCATCAATATAACTCATTCCGTCGCCGGTATGTACAAGAGACTCAATCTCTTGCGCGAATCGAGAGGGGCAGAAGAATTTACTTTCTAGTGCTTTTTCTAGTTCATTCTCCATTCTCTGTCCTAAGATTGTGAGATACAAATTCTTTAATATAACGAACCAATAACTTAATATAATCCCCTTTGTTTCTTTTGTCAAATACTTTAACCTCACCACCTGGTGTAACCATAATAGTGATAAGTTTTTTGACGGGGATACCAGTCAGTTCATAGTAAGCAGCAGCATAAAAAGTTTCTTGAACGAAATAGTTTTCTAACCATTTCTCAGGTTTAATCTTTTCAGAAGTCTTAAAGTCAATGACTGCTAGCTCTCCCTCATACTCACCGATGCAGTCTACCCTACCAGCTAAACCCAGATACTCAGAGTACAGAGTCCTTTCGATAGCGTGTATGTTATTTATCTTATCCAAATATGGTTTGGCATGATGAAACATAAACTGTGTAAGAGGACGAAAGTCATCCCAGTTTATTTCATTGTTCCGCATGTATACTTCAACTGCTTCATGGAAATCCGTACCACGGGTAGTTGCTCTTTTAGTAATGCGATTTGCTTCTTCAACACCAACTCTCTTACGCCACTTAACAAAAATTTGTCGGTTATAAAAAGAAGTTACAGACGTAATAGAAGGCACCCAGTCTCCATTAGGTAAGTTATAGAGACGGATGCCAGTTGTTTCTTTCTTGTTTAGTTCAAGGTCACCGAGATAATTACAATGCTCAAAAATCATAAATTCAAATCCATTTTTGCAACTAAGTATTCTTTACAGAGACCAGACCTAACAATATCATCGACGCCAAATTCAATGATATCAACTGACGGCATAACTCTAAGCACTCTCATGAAATCAGCAATCCCTGTCTTCTCAGAGGCTTTTACAAGATCAGATTGAGTAGCATCACCACAGAACATGATCTTACTATTCTCTCCTATCCTTGTAATTATACTATCAAGTTCGTGGAAATTCAAGTTCTGAAATTCATCAACGATAATGACTGCATTATCAAGTGTAGTACCACGAATGAAAGACGTAGACCAGAAACTAATTGTTCCTTGTGCCTTAAGATTACCATACAGCATTTCAAAGTCTGTGTCAGTAGGCATCTCAAACATATACTTCACCATATTCTTATAAGGAATTTGGTAAAGAGAAGACTTATCCTCATGGTCTCCAGGTAAGAATCCAATCTCTCTGGTTGCTACAAGGGACCTGACAATGTAGATCTTCTCGTAAGGAGTCTTTGGGTCAAGAACATCTTTCAGTGCATTGTAGAGGGTTACAAAGGTCTTTCCAGTACCCGCACAACCATAGGCAACAATGTTTTGATCATTCTTATAACAACGGAAAAGTTCTTGCTGGTTTTCTGTCAGTGCCTCGATGGGTTTCATCAAGTCTGCGTTGATTGGTTTCTTTCTTTTCATATGCTTGTTGCTCATCCCGAATGGGACTACTGGTGTTTGAGACTTTCTTTTTGAGGTCATACGCTATAAAAGATTAGAAGGATTAACCGTAGTATCGGTTTTTGCGGACGTTTGCACCTGGTTGTTTAGATGCACGATCCAAGACCTCATTCCATCCATTGGATTTGGCCTCACCAGTCCACTTAAATTCTCTGGACTGTCCCGCACATCCTTCTGACCAGTCCTTATCCCATCCTGGATTCGCATCCTTCCATTCTGAATATGCCTTCATAGACATATTAAGTTCTTTCTTTTCTTTTGTTTCTAAGTTAATAACGGGGTATGTTGGCATAACTCAATTGTTGGTGTAAATATTTATGAAACCCATTCCATTGCTTCAGCAACGGCAGGGAATTGTTCACAGAAGATTTCTTTTGCACCTAATGCAAGATTCATATGTTCCTTCTGTGTACCATTTGCAGAACGCAAATCGATATAATGGATCCATGACCGAACTGAGCCTGTCATGTAAATTTTGGTGGGACATGCTAAAGGAAGCACAAAACGAGCACACTCCTTTGCAATTCCCTCATCAAGCATTCTCTGATAAAGATCCATTGCTTGTACAAAATGTTGTTGCATCAACATTTCAAACTTCTGACTCGTAAACGGGTCAACATCATCAATAGAATTCTGACGATTCTTGGTGTCTTGTCTGCGTAGTTCAGGTAGAGGGATCGTCTTCGCGAGTAGGGAAGAATCAGCATAGCGTTGTGAAAATTCCTGGTATGTAAATGAACGGTGGCGCAGAACTTGAGCTGCAATTCCTCTGGTAGTATTCAACTCCAAAGTCATATATGCTTGTTCGAAGATACTCCAGTGTTGATGCTTTACACAATACTTGAGAAGACCAGAGAACTTTTCATTCTCCTGGTTGTTAGGGTTTGACACACGGGCACAATATGCCATGTGCTTCTCAGCATCAGGAGTTACGCTGATTAATTTTACGTTGTTCTCTTTCATCAAGTGTCTCGTTAATAATGTCTTTTAGTTCTTGTCTTTCTAAATCAGTAAAGACATTTCGTTTTGGTATCACCAATGGTGGATAGGATTTCTTTGATGGTGTTTTACCACCACTAGGAATACTCATCCCTTGTGTATCTATCTTATCCATCGTCATCCTCAAATACTTCATCGTAATCTAAAATGTAATTAGTGCTAGGATCATCAAAGTTTTCCTGCTTAGTTGTATATGAATCAGTATCAGAATATACTTCAGACTCAAGAGCGTCAACCAGCAGTTTTAGATTCCTTACTATCAGTTTTAGTTTATCTCTTTCCATAAAAAATGGGAGGTTTCCCTCCCATCTTAACACTATTCAATTGATTTGGCAATCACTTGGTGTAAGTGTGTCCACGATAGCAGAAGGTGCCATGGGGCTCCTTGCTTTCTACACAACGAGTAGAATACTCAACACCACGATATGAAGTGTGAGAGATCTGTGCGTCGTGAATAGCAGATGCTTTGTTGATCTGCTTCTTGATCATGTTTAGTGTGTTCATTGTAGGTACTCCTAAAGTAGTTGGATTTTTAGGTCCGTTCCTTTAGTCGTTTGCGTCCCATGGATAGCAATCAGGTGTAGATTCCTTTACGGCTTCTATTAGTTCAATCTTAACTTGATTGTCAAGATTTTCCTTATTCCTCATCCGAAACATAATAGCATCGGCATCAGAACAACTGAGTGTTGAATATAAAAGAATTTCAATCATGGGATGAACGGCTCCGTTCCGCGACTTACTTGCGTCCCACCCAAGAGTGGGATGAACGTCAGGTCTTATTATAGACCTCATATCTTATTTAGTCAAGTGTCTTCGTATCAACACGAACACTTGTAGTTGTGGTTATTCAAATAATGTAAGGTCTCCTTGAGACCACCACGATGTTTCAGTCCAATAGAAACCTGTGGATACTCAGCCTCTTCGCCAAACTCTGCATGAAATTGTTTATCTGTAAAGTCTTCGTTTAAAATATACTCATGAAAGTCCTCATGAATACTTTTGAGGAGCATACCAGCACGCTCACATTCTTGACTGCCGTTACTGTAAATTACTGCTTGCATTTTCGTATACTTCCTCAAATGGGAATAAATTTTTTACTTCTCTTACTGGATTTGGTGATGATTTATCAACATAATGATAGCGCACGCATTGGAATTGTTTATCCCATGATGTAATACAAACATAGTCAGTCACGTTGCCTCCAGTCGTCTGTTTTTTCGTGCGAAAACCAATCCGCAATATCATCTGCACTACCGAACCCTGATGAATGATTAGATGGATCAGGGTCCCCAAGGTCCATCTGGTTCATAAAATCATCAAGACCACCCTCTCCCATGTCAGGATTTCTTGCTTGCCTACGTGCTTTCCTTAGTATTGATGATGCACTTTGATTGGACTTTGCTAATTTGTTTGCCCAAATCA